CTTAACTGTCGGGTTTTTCGCAAAAAATACCGCATTAGGGGGTGAGGATTTTGGCCGTAAGTATACCAAAAATGAAGGGACAACTGCTAAATAGAATCAATATCGATGATTTAGTCCAAGTCGAAAAAGTTGAACGATACATCGACCTGGTGAAGTCATTTCGACGTATGAATAAGATCATCGACAAAGAGGGCGAGTCGGTTGTTACCGAAAATTCAGCGCAGCGGTTTACAAAGGCTCACCCCCTGATCGGTGAACGAAACAAACTTAACGCTCAGATTATTGCACTTGGTAAGGACATAGAATTTAAGGCAAAAAATAAGGATGGTCCAGAAGGGTACAGTGCTAGTGATCTTGTATGATCCGACAAAAGTACATAGACGAATACATTGATCTATACGAGAATGGCAAGATCAAGTGCAACGAAGAGCGAAAACAATTATTTGAGTATCTAAAGAAATGGGTTCTACCAAGAGACGATTTATATTTTGATGATGAAATGATCGAGAACTGTATCCGCTTCGGTGAGAAGTGGTATTTCCCTCTACAGCCATTTCAGAAATTCTTAATAGCATTCGTCTTTTTGTTTTTCAAAAAAAATAACCGTGTCTTTTATCGCAAACACTTGTGGATGCTTGGTCGTGGTGGAGGCAAGAACGGCCTTATCTCCGTAATCACACATTTTCTAATAAGCGAGCTACACGGCATAGAAGACTATAACATCTCGGTTGTAGCGAACTCGGAAGAGCAAGCAAAAACTTCGCCGGATGAAGTCCACAAAACAGTTAAACGGCACGAAACGTTACTCAGGGCTTTCAAGACAACCCTGACACAAACAATGTCAAGGATAACTGGCAGCATTCTTAAATTCCGCACCAGTAACGGAGAAACAAAAGACGGCTTAAGAGATGGTGCTGTCGTCTTTGACGAGATCCACCAGTACGAGAGCAACAAGGATGTAAAGGTTCATATCTCGGGACTTGGTAAAAGACCTAACCCGCGTGAGTTCTACATCGGTACAGACGGATATGTCCGAGAGGGATTCCTAGATAAGCTCAAAGAAAAAGCGGCAAAGGTCCTAAGTGGAGAGGCTAGAGCGAATGCTCTGTTCACCTTTATATGCAAGCTTGACAGTGAGAGTGAAGTCGAAGATATATCCAGCTGGGAAAAGTCTAACCCGATGTTAAGCGAACCAAGAGGGGAATACGCTCAGGGTTTATTTGATACCATCATGGAGGAATACGAGGACCTAGAGGACGATCCATCGAACCGCGAAGAGTTTATGACCAAGCGCATGAACTTACCCGTGACAGACTTGGAGCGATCAGTCGCAAAGTGGGAAGAGATACAAGCAACAAATCAGCTTATACCGGATATGAGGGACAGGGAATGTATCGGTTGCTTAGACTTTGCCAGTATCCGAGACTTCGCGGCTTGTGGCCTTGTATTTAAGCATGATAGTAAATATCCGTTTATTACCCACTCCTTCGCTAGAAAGGAATTCGTCGATAAATATTACGGGTACTCGAAGAAAGCGGACGAAATCAGCAAACAGAGATTCGCCCCGATCAAAGAATGGGAGCAACAAGGATTACTAACCGTCTTGGATGAACCGACGATCAACCCCCAGCGTATTGTTGATTGGTTTGTGGAAATGCGGAACTACTACAACATCAAAAAGATTGTCAGTGATAATTTCAGGATGGAAGTCCTGAGGGAGCATTTCGAGAACGCTGGGTTCGAGGTTGAAGTTATCCGAAATCCTAAGGCCATTCACAGTTTATTGGCCCCGCGTGTTGAAACTGGATTTGCCAATGAGTTATTTATCTTCGGCGACAATCCACTCATGCGCTGGTACACAAACAATGTTCTGGTGAGAATCAAATCAGATGGCAATAAAGAATATCTAAAGAAAGAGCCTGTGCGCCGAAAAACTGACGGCTTCCAGGCTTTTGTTTATGGACTTTATCGAGTAGACGAGATAAGCGACATGAATCTCGAAGAAACACTGGATGCCTTAGATGAATTGAACTTTTAAAGGGGGTGATAAAAGGGTGGAATGGCTAGATACTATCCTGAGGCGCAACAGTGAACTGGAATCACTATTTGATTTAGACTTAACCTACGACACAACTCACCGAGCCTATCTAAAAAAGATGTCCCTTGAAACGTGTATCAACTTCATCGGCAGAACAATTAGCCAATCGGATTTTAGATTCATGAAAAACAAAAAGCGTGAATTTAACGATTGGCACTATTTGTTGAATGTCAGGCCTAATACTGATCAGAGCGCGGCTGACTTTTGGCAAAATTTTATTTATAAACTTATCTATGATAACGAGGTTTTGGTGGTTTTGACTGATACCAACGACCTACTAATAGCCGACTCCTTTGACAGAAACGAGTACGCCATCTATCCAGATGTCTTTAGTGACGTTACAGTAAAAGATTATACATTCAAGCGCACATTTCGCATGGATGAAGTGATCCATATAAGCTATAACAACGAAAAACTAACAAGCTTTATGTCGGGTACGTTTGAGGACTACGCTAATCTGTACAGCAGAATGGTTGAAATTAGTCTTAGGAATAATCAGATCAGAGGAACGGTGAGCGTCGAATCAACACAATCCCTAAACGAGGAGAATCGAACAAAATTACAAAAGTTTATCGATAAATTATTTGATGCGTTTAGGAATAATTCCGTTGCTATTGTGCCTAAGTTAAAAGGTTTTGAGTATAACGAGGTCGCAAAGGGCGAAAGCAACGGCTCAAGCATTGATGAGCTTACAAAACTTAAAAGAGCGCTAGTCGATGAAGTGGCAGAAATACTCGGAATCCCCAAGGCGCTGATTCATGGTGATTTATCAGAGTACGAAACAGCTATCAAGGCGTACGTTAAGTTTCCTATCGGGGCCCTGGTTAAAAAGATCGAGGACGAATTGAATGCCAAGCTAATTCCCAAAGAGGAATTTTTGAAAGGCTCAAATATCGAGGTAAAAGGAGTAACCGAAAAAGACCTGATCGATAATGCGGAGGCAGTGGACAAGCTGGTTGCTTCTGGGGCCTTTACGCGGAATGAGGTGAGGGAATTGTTTGGAGCAGAGCGATCAGATAATCCAGAGTTGGACGAGTTTGTAATTACTAAAAACTACACAAAAGCAGTTGGAGGAGGTGAGAGCAAATGAAACATAAAATCAAAGGTGATATCGCAAACTGGAGTTCGAGTGTTTGGGAATTCAATTATAAAATGAGATCCGTAAAAGAGGATGAGGAAATCGAGTTAGAGATTAACTCATACGGCGGTGACGTATTCACAGGAATTGATATCATGAACACTCTTCGTGGTCATAAAGGGAAAGTCACGATAACAATTACCGGCATTGCTGCAAGTGCCGCATCGATCATTTGTATGGGAGCGGACAAAATCAAAGCATACTCCAACACACAAATGATGGTCCACAACGCTTGGACAATTGTCATTGGCAATGCGAAAGAACTCCGTAAAGCGGCTGATGACCTAGATAGCATCGGCGAATCTGTATTGGCCTCCTACACTCACCGAATAGATGCGGATACAGCAAAGAAATTACTCGACGAAGAAACCTATTTGCCAGCATCAAAAGCAAAAGAGCTAGGTTTGGTTGATGAGATTGTAGATGCGGTACCAGAGGAAGTTGAATCAGAGGTATTCCGGGACAAGGCCAAAGAATTCAACAACAAAATTATTGCCTTGCAAGCAAATCCGAATCCTCAACCCACCATCACGGATAAGCAAATGCAGTCCATTATTGAGGCGGTAACAAATAACCTAAAACAAAACAACGAGCCGCCGAATGAGCCAAAACCTGCAGTTGCGCAAACAAAGCGCAAAGGGTTTATTTATTAAATTAAATTTTAGGAGGAATGTATAAATGACGATCAAATTAAAAGGTAAAATGGAAAACTACGAGGCGAAGAAAAAGGTATACATGGATTTAGTGAAAGCGGAGGATCAGGACCAAGAGAAGATCGCTGTCGCATGGAACGAGATGCAGGACGCTCTCGCAAATGACTTGACCGAGAAAATTACCGCTGAAGTCCGCACCCAGCAAATGGACGCTCAAATCCTTACCGCACGTGGTCAAAACGTCCTGACATCAGAGGAACGTAAATTCTTTAACGAGGTTATTGTATCTGGTGGTTTTACTGAGGATTCAATACTCCCGGTCACAACTCAAGAGCGTGTATTCGAGGATTTAGTTACAACTCACCCCTTGCTTGATGCAATCGGCTTACAGGACCTGGGAGCGGTAACTCGCTTTATCAGGTCTGATCCGACCAAAGCTTACGCATGGGGAGCGCTATTCGGTAGCATTTCTGGTCAAGTGGCAACAGCATTTAGTGAAGAACAGATCGGACAATTGAAACTAACAGCCTTTGCCGTCATCCCTAAGGATATGCTCGAACTGGGACCAGTATGGGTCGAGCGTTATGTCCGCAGTCTCTTGGTGGAATCTTACTCAGTAGGCTTAGAGTATGGCTTAGTAAGTGGCGGTGGCTCCACTAAAACTGAACCAGTTGGACTAACAAAAGACGTTGACGCAACAACAGGAGCGGTAACTGATAAGTTATCGAGTGGCATTCTAACCCTTGCTCCTTCCACCCACGGCGAAATCGTAGCCGGAGAGCTGCACGGAGTTATTAAAAATTTATCCACGGACGCAAGCGGAAAGGCCCGTAAAGTCTTAAATAAAGTTGTGATGGTTGTCAATCCAATTGACGCAATTAGCGTACAATTCCGCAATACTATCCAAACCACTAATGGCCAGTGGGTAACTTCCTTGCCGTACAATATTAAGCTGGTAGAATCTGAAGAAGTGCCTATCGGGAAAGCTATATTTTTCGTGAAAGGAACATATACAGCCGCCGTAGCTGGTGGTTACAAGGCGAATAAATTTGATCAAACGTTGGCTATTGAAGATGCCATGCTTTACACTATTAAGCAATTTGCCAACGGTAAACCAAAGGATAATAAGACAGCCTTAATCTACGAATTGGACATCAATTTTAATCCTACCTTTACAGCCGAAACCATTTCATTAGCGAATTCTGAGGCCGTGCTGGGCTTGGTTGGTGCAACGGTAGCTTCGTCTGATACAGCAGTAGCAACAGTCGCTCTGTCAGCTGGTGTAGATACCGTAGACATCACCTCAGTAGGTGAGGGAAATGCAACCATAACTGTAACTGATGCAACTGCCCATACAGCAAGCGTATATGTAGTTGTGGCGCCTACAGGTAATATCTTGGTGTCCAAAATAACCAAATATGTAGCTGTATAAGATAAACAAGTAAAGCCCCTCTCGGGGCTTCCTTTTAAGGAGTGATGCAAATGAACATCACGGATATAATTTTGGGTGAATTTAAAGAGAGGATGCACTTAGGCGATCAAGAAAATGAGAACCTAAGGCGCATCCTCTCCGCGTCTGTCGTAGCCCTACAAAAGGTATGCGGGGCTTACGACATAAGCATCGATGAGGATTTTAAAGAATTAGTGTTCGAGCGTTCCAGATATGTGTATAACGATGCGCTGGAGTATTTCGATACAAACTTCTTGATGCTCATCAATAACCTTAACTTAAATAAAGCACTCGAAGAAATCATATTAGAGGATGTTGTCGATGCAACCGTTTAAGTATAACCCGAATTTCAATTCAGGATCGTTTCGGCATCGGATTACCTTCCAGCACTACACCACAACAGAAAACGAGATGGGAGATTCCGTTCAAGCGTGGGTTGATTTCGGGGTAGTGTGGGCAAGTGTTTCCAATCTAAGCGGCAGGGAATATTTTGCGGCAATGCAAGTTCAGGCGGAAAAAACTGTTGTGTTTAAGATTAGATATATTGAGGGTATAGATGAAACCATGAGGATACTGTTTGATGGCAATACTTACGATATTAAGTCTATCGATAACGTAAAGTACGGGAACAAGTTCATGGAAATCAAAGCGCTGGCGGTGGTGTGATGGCTAGTGTATCGCAAAACGTAATTCTCAACGGAACAGGACAACTCGAGCGCTATAACAGGGCTGGGGTTACCTACATCTCTCGTACCGATGATGTTAAGGAAATAATGACAGAACTTGAACGCGCAGCCCTCAAGGAAGTTGCTAAGTTTTTACGCAAGGAAGTCAAGAGGCGCGTGCCTGTTGGCGAAGGAACTTTAAAGCGGAATGTTGGAACATGGGTTAAGACACTTGGCAAACGCATGAAGGGGCAATCAAAGGGCACACCAATTTTACAGGTTGGAGTCTATGATCGCACGCGAGCCAGAAGAAAGGGTTACAGGTACGCATTCCACGCTCACTTAATTGAGTTCGGAACTGTTAAGATGGCGGCTCAACCGTTTTTAAGGCCCTCAGTTCTTGAAAATATCGATCAGATTCGATTAATTCAAGGTAAGTACTTGAAAGCAATCGAGGATGAAAACAGGGCAAATGGATTGATAAATGAAGAAGAAGAGATTGCCGACAATTAAAAAAGAGCTACTTTTTAGTAGCTCTTAAATAACTGGTTTCATCTTACTGATGACCCTCCTATAAAGCGTGCAAATAAGTTTGTAATTAATCCAGTATTTCTTCCTTACACAGTCGCCTTTTGCAGTGCACTCTTTATGGAATCCGCAACAACTGAATCTTTCGGTAGAAAAATCCATAATCGATCACCTCTTCTTAGAATATTTCTTTAACAGATCTTCAATTGCCTCATCCATTAGTTTTGACTGGGGAATACGTGTTTCTTCTGAAAGCTTAATTAATTTTTCCTTGAGACTTGAGTCAATCTTAGTTGAAAAGGGCTCTCTTGCCACATTAAACAACTCCTTTATGTGATCTATTATATCATTACAAGTAATTACACGTCAATACATTTTAGGGGGTAAAAATATGTAATGCGTGAGCTTAGAAAAGCACTAAAGACAAAACTAAAAACCATTCATTCCGGAGTCTTCTTCCAGGCGGCTCCTGAAGATGCCGTGTTCCCTTACTTGGTATTCGACATCCCGAACATCTTTGACGATGGCGAAGGTCAAGAAATCGCCACTGTAGACGTTGATGCTTGGGATATTAACCCTGATACAACAGCCCTCGAAACGCTCATAACCTCAGTCAATGCAGGACTAAATAAGGCTGTGCTCACATCGGATAACCTGACAGCCGCCTTTTACCTTGACAACAAAATCCCGCTGACAGACGAGGACCAGAGGATACGGCGCAGGAAGTATATCTATCAAGCGAAACTATTTAGGAGAGGGTGATAAGTCTTGGCAATCACACAAGCCCAACTAGAAAATGTCCAAATCGATTATGGCATTGTTTATGTCAATTATGGCCTAGCCGGAGAACGCAAATTAGGCCCAACTAGAGGCGGGGGATCGTTCAAGGCGAGCGGGACACTTCGCGATATTGAGTTCGACGGAAGTAATGGGAAAAGCAAAGGGGCGCAAGTACTAGAGGACATAATCGCAGTTCTGAGCGTTACAGTTTTAGACACAAGCATGGAAACTTTGGCCATAGCGATGCCTTGGGCAACCTACGACGCAGCACTTGGCACAATCACAGCCAAGACCTCGAATATAGGAGCGATTCCAGACGGGGCGTACCTGGATAATGTGACCATGTTCGCCAAGGTAATGAGCGGGGAATACAAGAAGATTACATTGTATAACGCTATGTCCGAAAGCGACTTTGAATTAGCTGCCAAACCAAAGTCTGAGGGCGAAATCGGCTTGGAACTCAACGCGCATTGGGATGCCTTCGATGACACCAAGGATTTATTCCTTGTTGAAGATGTTTCGGCAATTAGTGGCGACACAACCATCCCGACCGTAACTACCGTACCAGCTGACGCGTCAACTGGGATTGTGGTAACATCCGATCTGACCGCAACATTCAGTGAAGATGTGAAAGTGATCGATATTAATAGCGATAACTTTATCCTAGTTAAAGCGTCTGACGGAACGATCATCGCAGGGGCATTAACTTATACCAATAAGGTTGCAACATTTAATCCAGCGGATAGTCTAGAGGCCGCAACCCAATATATCTGGACGATTTCAAACGTCCGCGACACATCCGGGAACAAGATGGCTCCGAAAATTACAAACTTCACAACAGCATAATAAAAGGCAGGGGAAACTCTGCCCTATTTTTTTAGGAGTTGAATTAAATGATATCCACAGAGCAAGCATTCGACATGCTACCTGCGGTTGTTGATCTTTACGATAAACTAGATATTGAAGGGTACAGGAAAAAGTTTGCCGAAGAGAACAAAGGCAAGAAACTGGATGAAATGACAAAGGGCATCGATCTATTTAAGTTTATCCTGAAGAACTCAGGAAAGGTAAAGGACGAAGTCTTTGAAATCGTCGCAGTTTTTGAAGAAAAGCCAGTAGAAGAGATCAAGTCTCAGAACTTTATGGCGACAGTGAAATCTCTCAAGGAAATCTTTTCTGACAAAGAGGCTATGAGTTTTTTCAAGGATGCTATGCGGTAGGCTACGAAAAGAGCTTAAACTTACTGCATAGCCATTACGGAATAAATTTTGACAGCAAAATAAAGCTCAAGAGTATTGTGAGGCTATTAATTAAAGCCTTCAACAAAGAGCAAGAAGATTACATTTGGGATAGGTGGATTAGGCTATGCCCATACATGGAGTTGGGGCAGATAGAGTTTATTAGTTTTGACGATTACAAAAAGGCGTTATTAAAACCGAAAGCCACAGAGAAAACGCCTGAAGAAATCATTGCCGAGATGATGCCGGTTATTAAGGCGCATGAAAATAATGACACAAAAGAAAGATCATTCGATTGAGTGATCTTTTTCTTATGCCATTGGAAGGAGGTGTTTCACACGGAGATCTTCAAATTATTCGGATCAATCATGGTCAACAACGATGCTGCCAATCAAGCGCTAGACGACACAGACAAAAAGGCTGAGAACACATCCAATACTCTTGGTGGACTCATTGGAAAGGCAGCTGCAGTAGGTGCAGGAATAGCGGCAGGGTTAGCCGTCGCTGGCGGAGCCCTTCTTGGGTTGGTCAATAAAACCGCAGAGGCGGCAATGATGATTGATAAATTCAGTCAAGTTGCAGGGTTCTCAACCAAGGGATTCCAAGAGTGGGATTACGTCATGAAATCCGTTGGCTACTCCATGGAAGATGCAAGCGGTGACATGGCGGCCCTCGCTGAAAAAGCATTAGAGGCGGCAACAGGAGCAGGTGAAGGTGCAGAGTGGTTCGGTATGCTAGGAATCAAGGCCACGGATGCGGGGGGTAAACTCAAAAGCCAAGAAGTGATATTTGGCGAAGTTATAACTTCTTTGCAGGGCATGGAGGATATCACTAAGAGAAACGCAATAGCCACCGCTTTAATGGGAACCACAGGGGAAGAACTTGGTCCAATCCTAAACATGACAGGCGCAGAATTAGAAGGTATGAAGAACAAGGCTAGCGAGCTAAGTGTGGTTATGTCTCAAGATGCCGTCGATGCAAATGTCAAGTACGCCAAAACGGTCGAAGAAGCGAAGGGCACAATAGGAGCACTAGGGACACAAATATCAAATCAACTTCTGCCAACTTTTCAAGGCATGCTCGATTGGATCATAGCCAATATGCCCGCAATCCAGAATGAGATCGAGTACGCAATGGGACTCGCTGGGGATGCGATTAACAAGGTCGGCGTTGCAATAACCGAAACAAAGGAATTTTTTACAGAACACTGGAAAATAGTTGAGCCAATCCTAGCTGGGATAGCAGCCGGTGCAATCACAATCGGAACCATGACAGCCGCAACCAAGCTATGGACATTGGCGACTCAGGCGGCAACGGTAGCCCAAGCGGCGCTGAATGTCGTTATGAATCTAAGTCCATGGGCCAAAGTAGCTCTATTAATTGGGGCCCTAGTGACCGCTGGCGTGGCGCTATATCGAAACTGGGATACGATTAAGCTCAAGGCAAAAGAATTGTGGACAGCAATAGATGTTGCTTTTAAAAATGGCGTGAATGGTGCCATCGATATGATAAACAGCCTCATTAAGCAGATCAACAAAATACCTGGTGTAGATGCGCCACTGATCGCAAGGGTAAAGGTGATCACGGAAAACAAATCAAGTGCGAAGTCTGTGGATGATAGACTAGGCAACAACGCGCAAGGAACCGATTACTGGCGTGGTGGATTAACGTGGGTTGGAGAGCAAGGCCCAGAGATTGTAAACCTTCCGCGTGGATCGCAAGTGTATGATAATGGTGAATCAATGAGGATGGCGAGTGTTGGAGTAACACCAGGAGGCGTAACCGTCAACATCAACGGAGCCAACATCATGGACGACTACGGCGTTGATCGCCTAATGGATCGGGTAATGGATCGCCTGGCGCTCAAAGGGGTGAGGTAAATGCGGACATACACAATAGCCGACAACGCTGTCATGGTCCAAAAGAACTCACTCAACTACATGGATACCTTAAACGATCGGACAACCTGCTCATTCATCGTCATTGACCCCGTATTTGAAATCGACATCGGCATGGAGGTAATAGTCCAGGAGGACGCAGACACCATCTTCGCCGGAACTGTGGATAACACCAGTGAAAGTGGGGATAAAGTCAATTATGTTTCCGTCGCTTGCGTGGACTTCTCTCAGCTCATCGACAAACGGATTATTGCAAACAGTTATGAAAACGAGCTTGCCGGAGATATCGCAAGGCACTTTATTTCCACCGTTTTTGTCGAGGAAGGTATCACGGAGGGCAACGTCCAAGACGGTCCGCTGATCTCCAAGGCGGTATTTAATTATGATAATGGCAATGTCGGCATGAATTACCTTGCGGAAACAACAGGATTCAACTGGGAGATCGACAACCTCAAACAGCTCAACTTTTTCGACAGGGGAACATATACAGCACCCTTCGCCTTGACGGATACTAGCCATAATTACCAAGGTCTAACGGTCAAGAAATCCCGATCAGACTACCGCAATAGGCAGTATATCAGAGCCG